GATAAAAAGAAAATAAACAAATCGAATTAGATAATTTGTAAGATACATTAAACGAATTGAAACTGCATGCGACAATTGAACATGCAATGGGAAAAATAACCCAATTTGAAAATTTCTAATTAATATAAGTGAAATTCTGAAGGAATTTCACAAAACTTAATACTAAGATTATATATTCTTAAAACAACGATTAATACTAAATATTTTTGTGGTTTTATATAACTTTAAGCATTAAAAAACGCAATGATACTAATGTAACATGCGCAAAATGGCGTATCCCATCACGGATAAGCCAGCAATCAACACCGAAGCAAATTCAGTGGATATAGTAGGGGGAGCAAAGCCCAAACTACTAGAAGCAATATCAGTCAAATTACCATCAGAATCATAAACACGAGCTAATCCAATAGCAGGTCGAAGTACTTTGAAATCTGCAACAGTACCGAGAACGTGAGACTTTTTACAAGGAAGATAATCATAATTGAAAGCCTTCCGCAAAGTCAAATCACGATCATAAGCGACCAAAGGTTTCTTGACAGGATAGACGAAACGCAATGATTCCGACGAAATTTGAAAGGGAGATGGAGTGTAAAGCACACCATAAGTAAGAGAGTGAACTTCAACAAGAAATTTAGATAATACAGTTAATAACAGTGGTTCAACGGAAGATGTGAAATCCGGAACATAAGTACCGTCTTTCGCGTTCAAGACCAAAGAACCGTCACGAGTGACTGTACAAGACTTGAAACGACGATCGAGAGCACCCGGAACAACGTCCAAGGTAGATTTTATAGGACGATTAGTAGTTAATAAACACAATACAGATGAAAAGGCCATACCCTTTTCTTCGACGGACGCCATCGGAACAGAATCAAAGCATCCACCACCAATATCAATTAATTCTTTACCCAAATTAAAATTTAACTTCTTGGATTGGTTCATATCGTCATACAGAACGACTAGTTGTTGCTGATAATTAGACCAATAACGTTCATCAGGTCTTGAATACAATTGAGAATAAGATTCAATTGAAAAGAAATTTGAGACTAACACTGAAACCTTCTGAGCGAGAGTAGATTTACCTACACCCGGTTGACCATTAAACTCCAACAAACACACAGGAAATGTAATTTTTGGATGAGACGAATGCAAATTACTGATATTAAAAATTAATTCATCCAGATATTTAGCGAAATAATTGATAGAAGTACCACCCAACCGAACAACGTATTTGGTAGAAGTTTCTTGGTTAATCCATTTTTTAACTACAGGAATAAAATAAAAAGAACGTCGAAGCAGTACAGGATAAATGAATTTATCAATTTCAGAATTGAGTAGTGCATAAGAAATCCGAATCCAAGAATCAATAAGAGGAATTCCGATCCGAATAGGGTGAGAATAATCACTAAAACAAGGAGCAGAAACGTTGCGAAGGACATTCGTAGCAGGAGGAACAACAGATATCCCGACAGAATAACCTGAATAAGAACAAAGACCGGTCAATGGAAAAACCGGATCACGGAACAAATATTCAGAGTAAAATTCAATGAGAGCTAATTTAAGATCTTCTGTGAAGGCGTTGACCAATACATCACGAACAGGTTTGAAATCAGAATTAACAAGAGAACAAATTTCTGAATAGGTCGAATATTGGGAAATGACCATGTCAAAGAATGAAGCCAAATCAACAGTCAATTTAGACTTAAGTCGATCACAAAGTGGTTTGAACTGATGAGGATACATTGGAGATAACGCGAGGAACGGTAAAGTTACCAAAAGGGTCAACGTGAGATTCCTTAACGCTAGTTAAACAATTATCAACTAAAAAGAAGTACCAGCGAAACTCATCGACATCGTACACATAAGTATGAGCAGATCCGCGAGCAGAAGCAGAAACAAGAACGACAGAGATGGCGTCAGAGACACGACGAACAAGATGGTCAGAGTTTGAATAAGAAGCGCAAAGGGTTTTGAGATTGTCGAGATCCGTTTCAAAATCAAGATACAATAGATTAGGGAACAAACTAAGGTAAGTAAGAGACCTAGACATATCAATTTCCTATGAAGTAACGTGGTCGTGAAAATTTACCGTCAGGAGAAGCAGACGACGATTCAATGGTGGCAATATCACCTGCGATAGAAATGAACCAGCGACTTTTACCAACCTGAAAAACGTAACGATGGGATTCGTTAGATGCGAAGGCGTCAATCAAAGTGACCTCACCTCTAAGATTCAACAGAGTAACAAGAGCAGGTGTCAATAATGGAAACGATTCTAATAGATAGACCAAATTCTTTTGATCGGACGCGTGGACTATATATTTAAGATAAGGCCTAAAACAACGAAGTCTTGAGGACTGAGTTGTGAACATGTTGGTGAAAATCTTTCACTTAATTTAATCAAAATTCATACGAACATTTCCACTGTGTGCAACTACATCAGAATAGAGCACCGAAAAGGAATCATCTGTAGCCAACAACGACGGGATCATACGAAATAGTTCGGTATAATCACCAACGCCATACCTTTCCGACACTGCTTGTGCCACAACTTCAGGCACACCGGCAACAGAATATGATGAACAGTTATCCGCAAGAGATGTCCGGTATTCACGCAAATGTTGAAGATCAACAAGATCGTCACGACCAAACTTAACGAACAGTTTGAGTGGATCAGGAACAAAATAAAAGGAAGAACCCACCTTGACTAAGAATTTAGAACAGAAGTAAAAGTAATCATAAGTAAAAAATTTAACTTCAAGGTTGAATTTGAGAGCAAAATGAGTTGCATTCTTATACTTTTCAAGACCGTGTCCCAGAATTAGCGAATCATCACCTGAAAAACAAGCAAAATACATCTTTTCGAGTGGAATCAAATCACAAATGACGGCCATCAGAAATACCGTATTACCAATAAACGTAGATGCATCGCCACTCTTCCTCTGATAAGGAATGAGCATGGACAATTTAGTACGTTTGTCATAAACTCTAGTGAGAACATGAGCATTGTACCACAGTCGAATCCAGTACTCAGAAACACCACAAACACGCATGAGCATACACTCAAATTCGAGAGCAACGGCTCCTTGACTCTTGTCATACTTGCTGATGTCAATTTCAAGCTCGTCATAACCTTCTATATTTTTCAATATGGAGGAGACTTTAGTTTGAAATTCAGAAGTTGACATTCCAGTGAAAAGGAGAACGTTAGGCATGAGAGAACCAATGATAATGTCTGCAATTTGCGAAAAAATAGAACAAAACGCAGCATTAATATGTTTCTCATGATACACAATGGTTTGAAGAGCAGCATACGTGTCGTAAGCGTCACAAGTGAGAACTGGTTTCGCACGACGTTTAATGGAAAAGTTGTATTCGCACACAGCGGATTCATGCATACTGAATTCTGGAACAATCTTGTCAAGCACACAAACGTCTTGTTTATTGACCCATTTAGCAATTGAGTAAGTCGAAACATCTATTTCCTTTATCCGGGAGAAGAAAACTTCGGGGTTAATAGCACGACCAAACATATTCATACACATGTTGGCTGCCGTATCCATGATGTCAACGACACCACTAATCAAAGGAACGTTTCTG